GAGGAACTAGACGAGATTAAGATAGTTTATAAGCGCATAGAGGATTGGCAGGATTTACAGCAAGCAGAAGGGGTAGCACTAGACAAGATAGGACAAGATTTGCTACAATTTAGAGGAGAAGTAAACGACGAGGTTTATCGTGTTTTAATTGCTTCTAGGATAGCAAGAAACAAGGCTACGGGGACATATAATAACATGATAGAGGTTTTATCATTAGCTTTAAACGTAGACCCAGCTGAAATTGTTATAGAAGAAGGAATTGCGGGAGAACCTCAAACTATAACCTTAATACAGATTCCGCTTACTACTCTTGCAGAAATTGGAATGACGATTAACCAATTAGGGCGTATAGTTGCTAAGCTAACAGCAGCAGGGATTGGACTTGAAGCAATAGAGTTTTACGGAACTTTTGAGTATGTTGGCGACACGCTAGAAAATGACATTAATTTTGGGTTTGCCGATGATGACATGATTAATGGTGGTACGCTTGGCGACTTATACCAACCAGCTACTGACCCAGATTTTCCACTTTAGAAAGGAGTGATTAGATGGCTATATCATGGACTAAGATTATCCCACGATGGGCAGGGGATACAATAGAGCCACCAGAGGCTAAGAAGGACGCTGGATGGCTTGCAGGGGACAAGCCTCCTGCAAGTTGGGAGAATTGGCTACGAAAAGGAACTTATGAAGCACTAGACGAGACTAGGGATGTGATAGAGGGCATTGATTCGCAATTGGCACAATTAATGAATGATTGGGATTTCGGTCTTATAACAAGTTCGCCAACATCTTTCGATGATTTCGGCTCAATAGTATAGGGAGGTATATATGAGTAAACAAGTACAATTTAGGCGAGGAACTACAGCAGAACACGCTACATTCAAAGGCGCTGTAGGCGAAATAACAATAGACACTGACAAAGATGTAGCAGTAGTGCATGACAATGTTAAGTTAGGTGGATATCCTCTATGCAGAGAGGACAAGTTCAACGAGCTTTTTGTAAATGCTGACGCAAGAAATAGCATATACAGAGGTAAATATCTAGGGACATCTTACACACTAGCACAACAACAAGCAGTATCAAGTGGAACATTCGACGATATGTATATAGGAGACTACTGGACTATAGGAGGTATTAACTATAGAATAGCAGCATTTAATTACTACAGAAATACAGGCGATACTAATTTACCTCCGAATCACATAACATTAGTCCCTGATACGCAGTTATACTCTCATGTTATGAATGACACAAATATTACTACAGGAGGTTACACAGCTTCTAAAATGTATCTAACAGGCTTAGACCAGGCGAAAACAACAATCAACACTGCATTCCCGGGTAAGGTCTTAACACATAAACAAATTTTGTGTAACGCTACCGTAGATGGTAAAGCAAGTGGATGGGCGTGGTTCGATAGCTCAGTAGGGCTGATGAATGAGGTAATGATATATGGATGTAGCGTTTTTGGGGATTCTAATTTAGGTGGCTCGGGTGGCGGGTATAACATAGGAGTTGGCAAAAGACAGCTCCCTTTATTTGCCCTAAATCCTAAAATGATAAACATAAGGCAGAATTTCTGGTTAAGAGATGTAGTTTCTGCTGCCCGTTTCGCTACTGTGAGCCACGACGGTCCTGCGATCTGCTACGACGCTTCTAACGCATTTGGAGTGCGTCCCGCTTTCTCTATATCCTAAATCGAGCCCCCTTGTGGGGCGAGATAAGACATTAAAATAAATTCAAGGAGGCAACATGTCAGTACCTAAAGGGAAAAGAAAAGAGTCTCAATTTGAGGTAATTAAAAATTTCTATAAATTAAGAAAAGAAATAACTGATTTACTTCTGAGAGATTTTGGATACAGTCAAAATAAATCCGAAAAAAGACTAGAAAAATTATTTGGTGGTAAACCTTATGAAGAACTCAATGAAAAACAAAAAGAACATTATAATAAAAAACTAAGCATTAACAATGGTTTTGACGAATGGTTCGTAGCTTATCAAAGAGACACTGTAATGGAGTGCATTAAAAAAGCTACTGAATATATTTTTACCGCAAACAGCATATACCCATCTATACTAGAAGAATTAAACGAAAGAAGGATATACCAAGATAAGGCAATAGGTCAATGCTATAGACTCTTACAAGAACTGCAATATACGATTGAGACTCTTCCTGTAGATATTGAAAAATACACTCGGTTTTCTGACATGATTAACAAAGAAATAGATTTACTTAAAGGCTGGAGAAAAGCTGACAATAAATTCAAAAGGGCACTCTCTGATTCTGCTGCCAATTTCGCTAATGTGAACAACAACGGTAATGCGTACTCCAGCAACGCTTCTTGCGCTGATGGAGTGCGTCCCGATTTCGATACTACAATTAAATAGGCAATTGCTGGTTTGTAGTAGAGAAAGGAGAGGGTGTCCTTCCTCATGGTAAATACTAAACATGACACTACCTCTTGCGAGAGCTGTAGTTATAAGCGTGAAATATTTGATATTAATATTCTGCATGAGGCTTTCACGAAAGCTAAAATAGGCAGTGACTGGAAGCCTCAAGTGCAGAAGTTTGAAATGAATTTATTGACAGAATTATCATCCCTACAGAAAGACCTAATAAGTAGAACTTTTAAATTTTCAAAGCCTAATGAATTTATTTTAAGTGAAAGAGGAAAAACGAGAGTAATAAGTGGTGACTGCATAAGAGACAGAGTAGTTAAAAGAGCCTTATGTGATGAGGTTTTAATCCCATCTATAAGGAAATATTTAATACATGATAATGGAGCCAGTCTAAGAGGCAAAGGCATTGGTTTCACTAGGGATAGATTAGATGTGCATCTAAGAAAATACTACCAAGAAAATAAAAGCAATGAAGGGTATATTTTACTAGGTGATTACTCTAAATTCTTCGATAATATACAACACGGTTTGTTGCTAGATATGTTCAAGAATTTAATCGATGATAAGCTTGCCCTGTGGCTTTTGGATGGCGTTCTAAAACAAGCTAAAGTAGATGTGTCATTTATGTCTAATGAGCAGTTTTCTAATAGCTTAAATACGATATTCAATTCTTTGGAATATGAAAAAGTAGACAGAAAACTTATGACAGGAGAGAAGTTCCTTGCGAAACATATGAACATAGGAGACCAAGTTGCTCAAGTTGCTGGTATATTTTACCCGCACAGACTGGACAACTATATAAAAATAGTAGGGGGTGAAAAGTACTATGGGAGGTACATGGATGATTTCTATGTAATAAGTAGAGATAAAGAACATCTTAAAGAATTATCTTCAAGAATTAGAAGAGAAGCCAAGGAGAACGGGATTATCTTAAATGAGAATAAGACTAGAATTTGTAAACTCTCTCAGTATTGGAGATATTTACAAATGCAATATGCTCTTACTGAAACTGGAAGAGTTATTAAAAAGATACATCCTAAAAGACTAACAGTAATGAGAAGAAAACTGAAAAAGCTAGCGAAGAAATTGAGCGAGGTTGATTTTATAAACTATTATAATTCGTGGTTTAAGAATCAATATAAGCTCATGAGCAAGAAGCAAAGAAAAAGTATGAATGAACTATTTAAAAATCTCAGGGAGGTGTATTATGCACAAAATAACACTTAAAGACGGAACTGTAATTAAGGACTTGGAACTAAATGGGAATAACTATATCTCAAAGACAGAAATAACTGAGAGTATGTTTGCAGATAATTTAGAAACTGTTATAATTTCGGACGGAAATACCGAAGCAACGCAACACAATATGAAGCTAGTACAGATATCTAATATGAATGGAGAGTATTGGTTTGTATTAGCTGCTAAAAGCAAAGAAGAAGTGGAAAATGATGAGCTTAGAAAAAGACTCGCGGATTTAACTGAAATCGTATTACTAGGAGGTATGTAATATGTCTGATGCGAAAATTAGAATGTACAGGTTTTTAGTAGAAATGGGGAGGATTACAAAAGAACAATTCAAGGAGTATACAGGGCTAGATTATGATTAAAGAGAGTGATATTCTGGAGCTACTTGACTTACTAGATAGTCAAGAAGAGGTAATCTTAAAACAGAATAAGATTATACGAGAATTAACTACCGAAAATTTGAGACTGCTTAATATTATTGAATCTCAATAGTTAAAAATTACGAATCAAGGGGGACAGCTTAATTGTTGTCCCTTAATTTTTATAGACGGGAGCGGAGGCGATGAGCGAAGAATGCAAAGATTGTCCTTATCAAATCGGTAATAACAGCAGAATCGACAAGATAGAAAAAGATATAGACGGGATTTGGGGCAGATTAAGAGCGGTTGAAACATCACTTACGGAACAAAGACGAGATACTAAGATGATATTTGACATTTTAGGGGATTTGAAATTAAGCGTAAAATCAATTGAAAAGGCTCTGTATGAGCGAGAAGACCCGTTTAAAAAAATCGTTTATGATTTTGGATTATTTATTGCAAAAGCTGGGATAACTGGTGGGGTTGTAGTCTGGCTAGTTGCACAATTCGGGGGACAGTCATGAGAAAAACACTATGGAGCAATCCCGAAGGATTTAGTATTGTTGATATATTAGCCTTAAGTTTTGCAATAGTATTTTTAATATCGGCAATCTACATCATGGTAGTCCCTGCAATGGAGCAAATTGAGGTTTTAAGAGTGCTATCTCAGCCAGTAATGGTTATATTAGGCGGATACTTCGGCGACCAGATAGTTAGAGGCTATCAGCAAGGCAAAATTGAGGAAAAAGAAAAGGTGGTAACAGATTTTAGAGATAGTGTTTAGGAGGTTATTATGAGTTTACCGATGGGTACACCACCAAAATTAATAAGGTCTTTAGATAAATTGCATTACAAAGTGAAGTTTATGGCTGAATTACTTGTAAAAAAATGTAAT